CAGGGCCTCGGAGAACGTGTCGGGATACACCTGGCCCTCGGCTTCGACGCGGGTCATGACGAGATCGGAGGCGATCATCACCGCGGTCCCGGTGGCCGAGCCGGTGACACCCGTTGCGAGACCGGTGTAGCCGGTGCCGGGGACGATGATGTTGTCGAAGATGTCGAGCAGCAGGCCGCCGAGGCGACGCGCGTTCAGCAGGTTCGGCGCGGTCTGCGGCTGGCAGTGGATCATCGCCTGCCCGCCGAACCCGGTGGACGCGATGTAGTCCTGCAGCAGCTGCTGGCCGCGCGCGATCGACACGGGCGTGCCGGCGGTCAGGTCGACGAGGTTTGAGTCGGTCAGGAAGCGGTTCGGGAAGCCGGCCGCGGTCGCGGTCGCCCCCGTCCAGAATTCGCGCTCGAGCGCCTGCGGCGAGGCGTTCTCCAGCAGTCGCAGCGCGCGGCCCTTGAAGTCGCGCTCCTCAAACCCGAAGCTCGAGCAGGAGTCCTCGGCGACCATCAGCCACGGGATGCACGTGTTGATCGCCAGGTTCCCGTAGGGCCCGACGCCGCCGGTCGTGTTCGCGATCGGTGGAGCGACGCCGGGCGCCGGCGTGCCGGTGTCGGTGAACGACGGCGGGTTCTCCGGGTCGAACGGGCCGGCGGTGCCGATCAGGCCGATCGAGCCGGCGACGCGGCCGTAGATGTTGTAGGTGACGCCGTCGGCGGTCGGGTTCCATGTCAGCGTGACCGACCCGATCGCACCGAGCGTGATCGTCGCTGCCGCCAGGGCCGTCGTCTCGCCGTTGGCGTTGACAGCGGTCACCTGGTAGGCGTGCGCGGCCGCGGTGACGGTCCCGCCGCCGACGTGGGGTGTGAGCGCCAGCCCGGTCGGTGCCGGCAGTGCGGGCTGGTCGACGGTGATCCCGTCGTAGCCGGAGCGGTTCTCGATCGCGTAGTGGTTCTCCGGCGCGTACGTGATCCCGCGGATCCAAGCGTCGCCCTTGCGCGCAGCGAGCTCGTCGCGCAACTCGGCGGGCAGGATCGCGAGCTGCTCGGCGTCGAGCGCGAACGTCGCCGGATCCGAGCCCGACCCGGGCCTGACCGAGGAGGCGAGCAGGCTGAGCGGCGGTCCCTTCGGAGGGACCGCCGGGACGACTACTGGTTGGAACTGGGTCATGGGTGGCGCTCAGCCTCGGGCCGGTCGCGCCCCTATGCGCAGGTGACCGAGCCGATCGTGGCGGAGCTCGCACCCGAGGCGCAGAGCGTCGAGACCAACTGGAGGGCGCCGGAGGCGAAGCCTCTATAAGCGATGCCTTCAAACGTTTCACTGAACGTCTCGTAGTCGTTGGTCGCGTCCAGGGTGGAGTCGCGCACGACCCCGAGGTCCAGGCGGCCGGCGTCGAGGAACTGGAAGAACCCCTCCGGGTACAGGTACCAGACGAGCTTGGTCGGAAAGACCTCGATCACCCCGGAGCCGGCCTGGATGCCGAACGTCTGCGCGACACCGCCGGTCACGCCCGAGGGCTGCCCGTCGAGGTGCCACACCGGATTCACGCCGGCCGAGGTGAACAGCTCGTCGACCTGCGCGTCGCTGATCATCAGCACGTTCCAGGCGCCCGAGTTGTCGTGCGCGAGCTCGCGCAGCAGGTCGATCTTGATCAGGCCGCGCAGCCAGGCCGGGAAGATTGCCGTCATCGTCTGCGAGTCCGGGATCCGGTGCGCGTTGCGATAGGCGTAGACCGCCTGGTGAAGCGCGGTCAAGAGGTCGCGGGCGGCGCCGAGCATCGTCGCGGTTGTGACGCCGGCGACGCACTGCGCGGCGATCAGGTTCAGCAGATTGTTCTCCGCGATCCGGGCGGCCGCCGCGGCCGCGAGGTCGGTGTTGGCGGCGACCTGCTCGGGCGCGAAGCGGGCCTCCATGTTGCCGAACCCGAGGCGGGTCGAGACGGCCTCGACGAACACCTGCGTCGTCGACCCGCACGTCACCTGGATGATCGGCTTCGTCGCGGAGCCCGGCGAGGCGTCGGTCGCCTCGGTCCAGAGCCCGGTCGCGCCGGCGAGGCCGGCGATGTCGGGCGGCTGCACGAACAGGATCCCGCCGCGGGTCGCCTGGAAGGACGGCAGCGCGTCACGCAGCGGCCGGTCGGCGGTCGCCCACGTCGGGACCGTGTAGTCGACGTTCGTGGGCGCGCAGATCCCGCCGGTCGCGGTCAGCGCCTGCATGCCGGTGACGGCCTCGACGAGGTTCGAGTTCGCCTGCGCTGAGCCGCCGCGGCGCAGGTCGCGCGCCTCCGGGTACTGCCAGGATGCGGAGGCGAGCAGCACGTCGCCGCGCGGGGGGCCGTGACGCGGCATCCCGTCCAGGGTCTCGGCCATCGCCTCGGCGAGCTCCATCCGGTCAGTCAGCGGCGCCGTCGGATCCAGGCGGCCGCGGAGTAGGCCGCTGGCGAGCAGCACCGCACCGTTGCGGGCCGGGGCGCCGGTCCCGGCGGCTTCGGGTGACGGGGTCGGGGTCCCCTGGCGGGCGGCCATCCGCGCGACCTGGCCGGAGGCGGCGACCGGCTCGGGAACTGGCTCGCTCGCGGCGGGCGCGGCTTCGGGGTCGGCGGCTGCCGGCTCGGCGGTCGGATCGGGCTCCGGGTCCGCTTCGGGGTCGGCGGGCGGGTTCAGGGCGGCGATCCGCTCGCGGGCGGCCTGGCGGTCGGCTTGCGCCTGCTCCTGGGCGGCGGCACGCTCGGCCTCCTGACCCATCAGCAGCTCGCCGAACCCGGCCAGCTCCTGCAAGACGGCGATGTCATCGACCGTCGCCTCATCAGTGTCGAGCGTGTCGGCCTCTGAGACGAGCAGGGTGCGGAGCTCGGCCAGCTCTTCCGCGGTCAGGGTGGTGATGCGACCGACGAGTTCGCGGATGCGGTCCATAGCAGGGCTCCTGGGATCGCACGCAAGGGCGTGCGGGTGGTGATTGGGCGACGCGAGATGGGCTATGCCTTTCGCGTCAGGAGCCGGCTATGCCGACGTGACTACCTGACCGACTGTACTCCGGGCCCGAATTGGGCCTTTGCAAAGGCAGAACTGCGGCTATCGAGGCGGGAGCGAGGGCGACAGCCGGGGCGCGGCGGACAATGAGCCGATGCCCCAGTCGCACCTTCCCTACGCGCAGCTGCGGACGCTGCACAAGCGCGGCAAGATCGCCGAGGTCCTCGTCGAGGTCGCAGGAGAGGTCGTGGCGCGGCTCCCCGTCCTGAGCGTCAGCCTTGAGTGGGACGGCCACGCGCTCTGTGAGTGGGTGCTGCGCGTGCCCGGCAACCAGGACTCAGACGATCCGCTGCAGACGCTCGCGATCAGGACCGGAGCGCGGACATCCGCTCACGCGCCGAGTCCCTCGCCAGCTTCAGAAGTGGGCTCAGAGCCCGCCTGAGTGCGACGTCACCGGGCTCGGGCTCGACGAGAACCGGATGCTTGAGGCGGTGCATGACGCTCGCGCCGGACGCGAGGATCGCCTGCTGCTGCCCGCCGGCGACAACGGCCTGCGGGAATCCCGGCACTGGGACCGCGAGCGCGGCGACGAGCTCGAGCGAGCCGCCGAGCTGGCGCCAGTCACCGGAGATCGACGAGGCCCTGAGTGTCTGGATCTGTTCCTCGGTCGCGTCGGGGCGGATCGCGCCGGCGACCCAGATCCCGTACTCGTCATCGCCGCAGTTGACGTCCGCGCAGCCAAACGAGATGTCGTCGTAGTGCGCCATCGCCGCCGCCGGCGAGGCATGCAGGCCCGCGTGCCCGGTGTTGGCCGTCAGCGTCCCAACGCGGACCTTCTCGCCCTCGGCGCTCAGCAGGTGCTGGCCGCGGCGGAAGTAGGCGTAGTCCGACGGTGAGTGCGGGGCGGTGACGCAGCCGGGCTTGCCGATGTGGCAGACGTCCCACGCCGCGAGGTGCCCGAACACACGGCCGTGATCGTCGATCGTGAGCGGGCACGCGAACTTGCCGGCCAGCGGCCGCTGGCCGCGACGATCCAAGATCTCGACCAGGCGCCCGTCGCCCGCGCAGAAGTTCGGGTTCTCAAACCACGCCTTCGGCGGCCGCGCGGGTCCGGCACCCGATGCGGTGATCACCGCCAGGCCCTGGTCGCACGCCGCGCATTGCGCGTAGGTCATGAAGTGGACCGACGCGGTGACCGCCTCGCCGGCGGCGGGGATCGGGATCGGCATGCTCGCCTGCCCGTCACCGAGGACGATGTAGGCGCCCTCGAACGCGGCGAACCCGGGCATCACCGTGGCGCCCATGATCTGCCCTGCGGTCAGAATCGCCGACATGTCGGTCGGCCAGCCGTCCTCGTCGACGTCGCCGATCTCGATCTCCTCCTCACTGACGGCGATGTCGGCCGAGATCGCCAGGCGCCCGAACTGCTCGTTCAGGTCGGAGAAGTAGGCGCCGTCGTCGTTTGACAGGTAGGTGCCGTGCGCGGCGATGATCTGCGTGTCGCCCTCCCCCGGCTCGCGGGACAGCATGTCGATCCGGCCGCAGACGACCGCCGGGTCGTTCTGGTCAAAGCCCTCGGGGTCGTGCGTCGAGGTCGCCAGGCCCATCAAGGGCAGCGGCGGGATCCGCCAGCTGAGCGCGCCCGCGGCGATCTGGCGTCCGTCGCCGGTCGGCTGACCTTCGATCACCAGCACCGGGATCGTGAACGCCGGCCCCGTGTTCTCGCCGCCGGGGATCTCGGGCGGCGCGTTCAGGTTCGGCGCGGCCTGGCCGGTGCTGGCGGGGCCGGGCGGCATCGGCGCGTCCGCGACCGCGGGCCCGGCCAGCTCCTGGGATCCCGAGGACGGCTCGGCGCCACCGACATTCTGGCCGCCGCCGTCGCCGGTGCCGGTGTTCGGCTGCGGTGAAACCTGCATTCCCAGGCACTCGCAGTTGGTCATCTGGCAGGCGCCCGTGTTCATCCCGTTCGCGTCGTCGTTCAGATGCGAGGAGGCGAGGTGCCCGCAGTCGGGGTTCGCGCAGACCGTCGTCGCCTCGACGTCGCCGTCGGCGTTGACCGGGCTCGTGGGCGCCTTGGCGGGGGCGGCCGCCGGCGGGGGCACTGCGGCAGTGAGAGGGGGGCCTGCCGGGGCCTTGGCCGGTGCAGCGGGAGCCTTCGCCGGTGCCGGCGCCTCGCCGGCGGGCTCGACCTTCACATCGTCGGCGCCCTTCAGCTGAAAGCCGCACTGATCGCAGAACACCGCGTCGGTGTCGTTGTGCTTCTCACAGCTCGGGCAGATGACCGTCTCGTCCGGATCCTCGTGGTAGGGCTCCGGGACGTAGGTCTTGTCGGTCTCGTTGTCGTCGGAGACCGCGGGCGCGGGCTTGCCGTCACCGCCGACCGGGGCCTTCGGCGGCGGCGGCGTTGCGGCGAGGACGGTTGAACCGTACGCGTAGCCGGCGATCAGCTCCGAGCGGGGACGGCCGGCGGACAGCTTCAGACGGGACATGATCAGCCCTCCGGGCTCAGGTAGATCGGCATGAAATCGCACAGGCATCCGTCGTGGTCGCCCGGCATGAAGAACTGGTTCTCGGGCCAGTCGCCCGGGTTGGCGAGCTGCGGATCGTCGAAGTTCTCGAACTCGGCGCCGTCGAGCGCGGCGTGCGGCTCGAACGGCTTCAGCGACGGCCCGTGAACCCACTGGTAGCCCTTCGTCTGCCCGCCGGCGCCGGTGATCAGGTCGCCGATCGTCGACCCGGTCCCGATCTGCCCGGCCGGTGTCAGCGTGTCGAGCGCGCCCGTCGCGGGATCGAGACCGTAGCTGTGCGTGTCAGCGCCGCCGGCGACACCGAGCGCGGCGCGGATCGTTCCGGCCGGCACGAGCGTGTCGGGGTTCAGCTCCGCCCAGTCACCGGGCCCAACATTCGGGTCCGGGGAGTAGAGGAGATGGTGGCCCAGACTTGTCATCGCCTGGGACAGCAGCTCCCAGCCGGCGTCGCGGCCGGCGGCCATCGCCTCCGCAGCGCGCGTGGCGGCCGCCGAGCTCTCATCAAGCGATCCGATCCGCAAAGCGGTGGCGATCGCCTGCTCCTGCGCCGCCTGCGTCCACGCCATGAACTGGGCGCGCAGCCCCGACCAGTCAGAGCCCATCAGCTCATCAGCCGACAGGCCGGCGGCGGTGACGACGTCGCGGCCGAGGATCGCGGTGACGCGCTCGTTGGCTCGGTGCGCGATCTTCGAGCGCAGCGTCTCGTCCTTGGCGACCTTCGAGCGCAGCTTCGAGCCGGCGCGCTCGAGCTGGCGCAGCATCGCCGCGTTCGCCGCCGTCTGCAGGCGGGCGCGCAGATCGGAGTCGATCGCCGCCAGCTTGCGTGACAGGCGTGCAGCGCTGTTACTTTGTTGCGCGCCCGCGGCCGTTACAGCAGGTGTCGTCCCGGTGAACGGGTAGTCGGTGCGCTCGCCGCCGACCACGCACGACGCGGATCCGAAGCTCAGCTCGGTGCCACCGACATCGGGCGGGACCTCGCTGGTCCGCTCGGCGTAGTCGAGTGTCATATGCGGCGTGAAGCCGTGATCCTCGCTCGGCTGCGAGCCCGCGTCGGTGAGGGCGGCCACGAGCTTCTGACGGGCCTCGGGCAGCGACGGTAGATCGGCGGAGAGATAGGTGACGGCATCGGGGCCTGCGGTGAACAGCCCGACGCCCGAGATCTCACCGGTGAGCGGCTGCGTTGCCTTCGCCCAACTCTCGACGGCCGTCTTGAGCCCGGCCGGGTCCTGGAGGTCGACCTCGTCGCCGAGGAACGCGAGCGTGATGTGCAGCTCCTCGGGCGCCTCGCCGCCTGGCAGTGCGAGCTGCGCGGCCAGCTCCGGCGTGGGATACAGCGCGACCATCACGCCCGCGTCTCCCGCGGCGGCCGTGAGCGGCGGCGCGGGCCTGGGCGGTCCATCGTTGGGCGGGGGGCCGGGAACGGCAGCCGGTGAAGGGAGTGGGCTCGTGGGCCCGGCGGGGATCGCCGCGGCGGGCGCGCCGGGGACCGGGGGTGGGGCGCCAACGTCGACGATGCCGCCCGGCTTGATTCCCGGCAGCTGCGGCGGCCCGGCCATCGCCGGGACGACGAGGCTCGGGTCGGCCTTCGCCATCATCGCCATCAGCATGTTCAGCGGCAGCGCGCGAATGTCCCAGACGCGGCGCGCTTCGAGCTCCTCGACCGACGGCGCGTCCTCGGCCTTGAACCCCGCGTAGCGCAGGTAGGCCTCGCCGCTGATCGCCATCGCCGTGTATGCCTTCTCCGCGGAGGCCTGCATGTCCGGCGCGGCGATCAGCTCGACCGGGTCATACCACAGGCACATCCGCTCAACCCAGAAGTCGGGTACGCCCGCCGCGGCGAGATACGGGCGCAGGTAGGCGCCGGAGAGGTCATCGCAGCAGCCGATCACGTGCGGCTCGACGTGATGGCGGAACAGGTCGGCGCTGACTGACCATGCCGACCAGTGGTTCAGGTCACTGATCCCCTCGATCGCCTCCCGCGGCAGATCAAGGGTGGTGGCGATGATCCCGACGAGCTCGGCGCGGTTGAGGCGCGCCTCCGCGTCGAAGGACCGGGAGAAGTCGAAGTACTTGATGTACTGGCCCTGGTCGCCGGGCCCGCGGATCACGATCGGGACGACCGCCTCGGCGACGCCCTCGTTGTCGATCGGGGTGACCATCGCCTTCGTCAGTGAGCCGAAGAACGGGTCGGCTTCGGGGTCGTCGTCGTCGTCGACGGGCGCCTTGATCGACATCTCCTGCGGGATGAACACCATCCCCGCCCCGGCGAGGCGCGAGCGGCCCTCCGCACGGATCATCCGGCGCAGGATCGACAGGCTCTCGCAGTCGTCGAGCATCGCCTTCATCGGCGAGTCCGCGAGCAGCTGGAAGCGCGGGTGCGGCGTCCAGACGCGGCTGATCACGGCCGGGGTCGCGTCCTTGGACAGGTCGATCCACGGGACCACGCCGTTCTGGCGGTCGTCGGGGATCTCGCGCAGATGCCATTTCTCGTCATAGACGACGAGCTCGTCGACGGAGCGCACCGACCAGCGCTCCTCGCCGCTGGCCGGGTCGGCGCGGCCCAGCAGATACCACTCGCCCGCGACCGACTTGTTCGTCGAGAGGGCGTGGAGCATCCCGGAGATCGCCATCCGGCCGTTGCCGAGATCCTGCATCGCCTGCCCGCAGAGGCTCGCCAGATTCGGCGGCAGCGCGCTCGCCTCGTCGAGCGCGACCGGCGTGTCTGACTCGCCGCCGAGCGGATAGCACGCCGGGTACAGGCGCATCCGGGCGGTGCAGTTCGCCAGGAAGTTCTGGGCGTAGCGCAGCTCGCCGATCGAGTCGCGGTAATTCCACGCCTCGCTTTGCCAACCCTGCCTTAAGGCCCGCTGGACCTTCGCCTCGGCGCGATCGGCGATGTCGATCCGGGCGGCCGAGGATGTGATCGCCCACGGGCCAGAACGACGTCCGGGCGAGGACACGGTGAACGTCTCGACGGGTCGCGGGGCCGGGCGTTTGCGAAACCCGAACCCGCGCTTCTGAGCACTCGCCACCTGGGGCGCCTACTCCTCGACGCTTGCGGCGCGGGCGGCCCGCTTCTCGTCAAGCCACGTGATCCGCCCCGCCAGCCCGTCGCGACGCGCGATCGCGGAGGCTTCGATCACGATCGCGTGCGGGCACTTGCGCGAGCAGCAGGTCGTGCCGACCAGGTTCAGGCCCGGCTGCGGGCCTTGCGGGGTCGGGATCTGCGTGTCGATCACGGTGAAGTAGATGACGGCCTCGCCACGCACGCGGGTACCGCACGGGCAGATCAGGCCCATCTGGGTGCACAGCTGGTCGGTCAACGGCGCGCGCTGGGCTTCCAGCTGGGCGCGCTGGGCTTGGGCGGCTTTCAGCGCGCCGAGGTCGACGGCGCCGTGGCCGTTCACTGGGTGGGACATGGGTTCGGGGTCTCCTCGATCGAGGGGGACGGGAAAGGTCAACGACGCCACGAGGGGAGCGCGCCTGGGCCCGGCGCCCACCCCATCGATGCGGCAGTTAGCTGTGCTCGGAGATCAGCCCGGCGACAGCGCTGAACGCCAGCACCGCGGCCGGGTAGATCCAGACTGCTGCTGCCAGCGCCTGGCAGGCCACGACAGCCACTGCCAGGTACGGGCTGACGCACCAGGGGCAGGTCAGGAACTCGGCCAGGCGCGGGCGGGCCGCGACCATCATCCGCTGGGCGCCGATGTCCATCGTCACCGCGGGACGGCTGCCGATCAGCCGGGCGCGGATAGGCGCCGTGATCGTGTCCGCCACGACGAGCCTGGTGAGACGGAAGCACGCGAGCGCGTCGAGTGCCAGCAGCGTCGCGGAGTGCGTCATCTATCGCTTCTCACGCAACTCGTGGCTTGGCTCAGCCGAGCGGGTCGGCGGTGTAATACAGCGGCACCTTGAGACTGTCGAGCAGCAGCACCTGGCCGCCGCCACCCGCGAAGTCGTACACCGTGACCGCAGCCGAAACCTGACCCTGGACGCTGATCACCGCAGCGGCAGCAGCGCCAGCGGGGAAAGCGCTGACGTTCCATTGGACGGTCGGCACCCAGGCGTATCCGTTGCCGCCGGGAACGAGATTCGTTGCCAGGTCGCCGGTCTCGGGCAGATCGAACAGAATGCTGGACCCGGCCGCGCCGCCAGTCAGCAGCCCCTGGAAGCAGAGATTGCCCTCACCGTCGACCCACACCCCGAACGGCAGCGAGGAGCCCTGGACCGTCCAGCCGTTCAGCAGCGTCGGCACCACGAGCGGCTGAATCGGGACGGTGATCCCGTTGAACTTGGCGCGGACCAGGCGGCCGCCGTTCATGTTCAGTGTGCGGTTGAAGACGTTCGACATTGCGATCTACTCCGTTGAGAAGGTGGTCGAGACGGACCCGATCGTCAGCCTGAGTTGGTTCGTCGGATCGTTGACGTCGATCGGGTTGGCCGACCACGACAGTTCGGTAACCCCGGTCTCGACCTCAAGGTCGTACGTATCGACGTCGAGGAAGTAGCCACTTCCCTCTGGGGGCGTCTCGGGGAAGTCCTCGATGCCGGTCGTGAGGTCGACGTACGCGAAGCTGTACTTGCAGTGCCAGATCGAGCAGAACGTCTCACGGTTGCTGTGATTCGCTCCGCGCAGCGCGCGACCGACGTAGCAGCCCCAGGCAGCGCCCCAGTCGATGATGCAGCCCTCGCCGAGAAGTTCGCCGACGTAATGGCCGATCGCCTCGAACCGACGCCCGTGAAGATATCCGCTGGTGACCCCGGGACCGATGAACCCTGCCGTGATGTTCGTTGGCTGCGGAATGTTCGTGAGGTCGTCGATCGCGATCTCGCTCGCCAGGTGCTCGAAGTCGACGTGCCACAGCCGGTGGAAGTCGAAGCCTGACAACTTCGGGTTCGGGGGGTGCAGGACGGTGAGCGCGCCCGTGAAGTTCAGGGTCGTCTCGACGTCCTCGCAGCCGATGACGGCGCTACCGGCGGGCGGGGTCGCGTTGTACAGGCTGAGGATGACCGCGCCGTCTCGCGAGGCTCCGCCGAAGGAAAGATATGTTTTCGCTGATGTGATCGTACGGACGCACCCGTAGACGCCCGCGCCGGAGATCGGCAGTTGATGGTTCGAGGCCGACAACACCTGCCCGGCGAGCACGTAGATGCCGTCCGGGATGACGACGTCGCCGTTGACGCCCACGGCGGCGTACGCGGCGCCGAGCGCGGTGTCATCGGCCGTGCCGAACAGCACCCCGACCCCGGTCACGCCGCTGCTGTTCGTGCAGTTCGCTGCCAGGACGGCATGACCCGTGTTCGTGATCGACGCGATTGTCGTCAGCAGATGGACGCCCGCACCGGCGCCGTTGACGACGAGGATCGGGTTGCCGACCGTGGCGGCGGACCCGCTGAACGGCGTTGAGGTCGCGCACGCCAGGTCGGGGCTTCCGTTGCTCATCGCTCCATCGAACACGACCTTGCCGTCGCCCTTGGCGCTGTACGGGGCCAACTTCACGTTGACCGTCGTGCGTGTCGGCACGAACGCGGCGAGCGGGTTGCTCGGCGTGAAGCCGCCTCCCGACTGCGGGCCCCACGCGTAGCCGTCCGAGCCATCAGCGATCGGGACATCATCGGCGGTCGCCCCGGTCGCGTCCGGGATCGCTCCGGCGGCGAACTTCGAAGCCACGTTTTCCACCGAAGCCGGTAGTTGAATCTCCGCGCCGAACGGCAGCCCGCCGCCCGGGAACCCGTACAGGAATGGGCCGCCCGATGTGCGCCAGGTGGTGAGCATCAGCAACAGGTCCGCGTTCGCGACCCCGGCGATCAACGTGTCGAGCGCCTGCTGCACGCTCTCATCGGAGAGGAAGTATGAGGCGCTGATCGACGCGACCTCACTCGGGGTCGCCCCGATCGTCGCGAGCCGACCTGACCAGTCTGAGAACGCCATCAGGCTCCTATCGCCCGGTCCAGGACACCGGCGGCGCCAGTGCCTTCAGCGGGCTGCCGCAGCCGCAGCCGTGCCCGCGGTTGATCCACGCCGTCGACCCGTCCGCGAGCCTGGCTTCAAGCGCGCCCTGCCCGAGCGTCGCCCGCGAGGCAGGCACCGAGCACGGCTGCTCCAGCGGCAGGTCCAGGGCCAGGGTGATCCCCCCCTCGTTGCCCGCTTTGAAGGCAAGCAACCGCGTCGAGGTGACGAACACCCTCACCGAGGACAAGAGCCGCCCATCGGGCAGCAGCACCTCGGCCGGGTCGATGTCGCGCACCAGGCGCTCGACGTCGACTCCGGGGATCTCGGCGGTGGCGTCCATCTAGCCGGTGACGACCTGGGCGTTGGCGGAGATGCTCGCGACCGCGACCGTGACCTTGATGAACCAGTTGGCGGGCAGCTTGATCGTCAACAGCTGCGAGGCGACCGCATCGGCGGCGGTCGCGGGCACGATCACGTTCGCCACGCCCGAGGTCGGCCCGATTGCGACCGCGAGCGTGCCCGCGCTGCCGCCGGTGATCGGGATGTACCAGGTCGTGTTCTTGCCGGTCGCATCCTGCACCGCCGTCCCCGAGACGAGCGCGACACTGGATACGGCCGGGTTCTGCGAGTTGTGCAGCATGTCGAGCAGCAGCTCGGCGTTGTCCTCGATCGCGGTCATGCGGTTCTCCTATTCGTTGGGTTCGATCAGGCCCGGCCAGCGAGCCTGATCGTCACTGCGGGGGTTGAGCTTCGCCTGGCGGTCCTCGCGCGCCGCCTTCTGGATCCGGCGATGCAGCTTGCGCAAATGCGGCGGCAGGCTTGAGGCGTCGCGATGCTCGCCGCCTCCGAGCCGGAACCGGTCCTGCTCGCGTTGCTGATCGTCCATCAGCGTCTCCTTCCGGGCATCCCGCGGGCGCCGCCGCGGGCCATCGGGTTCGAGGTGGCGTAGGACACGGTCGCCACGCCCCCGGAGCCCAACAGCAGGTCGGTGATCAGGAACACGAGCGCATCCACACGATCCGGCGAGTAGTCAGACGGCAGCGCCACCTCCGAGGTTTCCGGCTCGCCGCCAGGCTCGGCCTCCTCGATCAGCTCCGGGTCGCCCTTGTCCTCCGAGGATCCGTCGGAGTTGCGTGGTGGCACCCAGTGCGTCATCTGATGCTCCAGACCGACATGGCGCCCCACATGCCTGACGCGGCCCTGCTCGTAGAGGGCGACGACCGGCGCTGCGCGCAGCTCCTTGCCGCGCGATGCCGAGACGAGCTTGAAGTTGACCGGGATCCCGGTCTCGACGTGCGCGGTCTTCATCACCAGGCGGACCTGCTCGGCCTGGAAGTTCGACTCGGCGATCAGCACGTCCGCGCTGAGCCGGTCATACGCCTTCGCCGCCGCGGCACCCCACGCCGACGGGGTCATGACGCCGCTGAGGTCCTCCAGGATGTAGGCGCGTTCGTCGGGCCCGCGAAACCCGGCGATGATCCCGACCTCGTCGTTCGTCGTGCCCCAGCTGGGGTCGACGGCGATCACCAGTCGCTGCCGTTCTGAGGGCGCGTCCTCGGGCCGGATCCGGCATTGCTCGAGCTGCTCCTCTGACCAGAGGGCGCCGACGACGTCCTCGATCATCAGCCCCTCGAGCTCCTGGCGGCCGACGCGCGTGCCCCCGAACTCCTTGTAGAGCTTTTCGCGGATGTGCGGCGCCAGGTGCAGGTTCTGGGCGGTCGTGCCGTGCGTCAGGGACCCGGACGACTCGGCGAGCTTGATCAGCGTCTTCATCGTCGGCCGGTTGCGCGGTGTGGTCGTCGCGATCGCGTGCGGTGTCTGACCGAGGCGCAGCAGGCCGAGCTGGATGTGCTTCCAGCATTCCGCCAGGTAGCGCCAGGCGGCGATCTCCTCCATCCACACGCAGCAGCGGTTCCCGCCCGCTCGTAGCCGCTCGGGCTCCTGCGAGGTGTAGGTGCCGAACAGGCGCGCCTGCGAGCCGTTGGGCCAGTTGACGAACGTGCCGCCGCGCTTGGTCGTCTCGACGATCGCCGGGTTGTAGGCGCGTAGCCCCGTCGGCCCGTTCACACAGCTCTCTGAGGCGTCGCCGAGGGTTGGGGCGATGATCGCCATCCGGTGCGGCATCGGCCCTGCCAGGCACGGCGGCCCGTTCGCGTGGTCATGGATGAACGCGGCCCCGGCGGCCGTCTTGCCGGTCCCGCGCCCGCCGAGGAACAGCCACACGAACCAGTCGATCCCGGGCACGCCCGGCGGCGGGCGCTGATAGTCCTCGAGCGCCCAGGACCCCCAGTGAGGGTCAACGCTGCCGGACACCTGGGCCCGCAACTCCGCGCGGCGGCGCAGCAGGTCTCTAGCCCGGGCGATCTCCCGCGGGCTCGCTTCGATCTCTTGCAGCCTCGAGTTCGGCAATCTCCGCCTCCACTCCCGCGACCGCCGCGCTGAACGCGTCGTGCGTGATCACCTCGACGAGCTTCTTGGCGGGCGCATCCAAGCCCAGCAGCTGAGAGCGGCGGAGCATGATCCGCAGGCAGGCCCTGACCGCCTCAGGGTTGCCGTCGAGCACCGTCGGCCACAGCGCCCACTGCATCGCGTCGCAGCGTTCGAGCTCGAGGCGGCGCAGCTCGTCGGCGGGCTCCTGCAGCGTGGCGGCCAGCGCCCGCATCACGGCATGGCGCGCAGTGCTGCGGTCGGTGTAGCCGACGCACTGGGCGATCGCCTCAAACGTCGCGCCGCCCTTGCGCAGCTCGAGCGCGACACGCTCGCGCTCGGCGGTGATGATCCGCTCCCGCGTGGCCTTCGTACGTGACGGGCTGGGCATGCGTGCCTCCCTGAATGTGGTCGAGCCTATGCGTGGCTTACGAAAAGTGAGCGGGTCAGGCCGGATCGCCGGTGCCGAGTGCCCAGCCGCGCGCCGGCGTCGGGGGTGGCTCTGCGCGCACCAGGCGCCAGTCGCGCTTGCAATCGATCAGCTCGAGCGGCACCGGATAGAGCGTGGCGCAGTTCTCGCAGTCGAGCACCTCGCGTGCTGGGGACAGGCCCTGCTGCGGGGCCGTGTGCCGGCCCAGGACGCGGAACATGTGCTCGCCGTCCTCGATGTAGGAGCCGGTCTGCAGGCGCAGGTCGCCGGCGATCGCCACCGGGACGGGCGGCTTGGGTGGCCAGCTGATCGACATCACGCGGCCCGCCCGAGCTCGGGTAGCGCCGGCGCTTTGTGGCGCTGGGCGCGGCGACGGTAGCCGGCTGCCGATTCGACGCTCGAGGGCCGCCAGCAGGTGCCGCCGCGAAGGGTGGGGACGAGCTCGTCGTTGAGCGTGTCGGCGATCGCCTGCAGGGTCTCGCCGCCGGCGCGCAGCGACAGGATCCGCGCGGCGAGCTCGGGCAGGTCAGCGACCGCGGGCCGGCCGGTCGGCAGGCCGCGGGCCCGCAGTGCGGCCAAGCCGTCGCGGGTGCGTTGCGCGATCGTCTCGCGCTCCCACTGCGCGACTGCCATCAGGACCGCGACGAGCATCCGTCCGCTCGCGGTCGAGGTGTCGACGTTCATGTCCAGGGCGACCAGCGTTGCCTTGGCCTCCTCCATCCACTCCAGCAGCACGGCGAAGTCGATCACGCTGCGAGAGAGCCGGTCGAGCTTTGCGACCGCTATCCCATCAGCCTTGCCGGCGGCGATCAGCTCCAGCGCGCGCCTCAGGCCGGGGCGGTCGAGGTCCTTGCCGCTCGCGCCCTCGTCGGTGATGAACTCGGCGACGATCCACTTGCGATGCTCCGCGTGGCGCTCGAGCTCTGAGCGCTGCGCGTCGAGACCGAGCCCGCTCGTCGCCTGCTCATCGGTCGAAACGCGCGTGTAGAGCACCATCCGGGAGCGGGCCGACGTCGGGCGCGCACGGGTCACGCGGCGCTTTCCGGGGCCTTTCAAGAGGGTTGCTCGGGCCAATCTGGCCTCCATCGCTCGTGTGCCGTCGTGCGGTCATCGGACTACTCAGACCCGGTTGTGATCACCGATTTCCGCAACGGGTCGTCCGCGGTTGAGCCCCGATCGGACGGGCCTGCGGTTAACGGCTCAACACGCCCCTCGTACTCGGCTTCTTCGCGTTGCTCGGCGCGGGCCTCGTTGCTCGCGTCGTGCATGTCGGTGAGATCGCGGGGATCCCAGCCCCAGGGCATCGCTCAGACCTGCCTCCAGATGTGGCCGGCGTCGAGGTAGCCGTGCCAGCCGTCGGAGCGGGCCTCCTTCCACT